TTTTTTATTTGTATATTTGTTGAAGATTAATAATTTAAAATATATATAAATGGCTACAACTGGAGTATTTAATGGTACTGATTTACTACTAAAACTGACTGATGGTACATCAATTGCATCATCCACTATTATTGGACATTCAACATCTTGTTCACTTTCTCTTTCTAATGATTTACCAGAAGCTACTACTAAAGATAGCAATGGTTTTCAAGAAGTGATTGCTGGAGTTAAAAGTGGTGAAATTTCTTTTGAGGGATTAATTGCTTATGATGATGATGCAAACCCAATTGATTTTGCTGACATTCTTATAGCTCGTAGAGCTGTAACATGGACATTTGGAACTGCTGATGGTGCTGATACTGTCTATACTGGTTCTGGGTTTTTAAGCTCTGTTGAGATGAGTGCAGAAATGGAATCACCAGCAACATATAGTGGATCAATTACTGTAAATGGTGCAATTACAACTGTATAGTAATTACTTTTTAACATAAATTAAAAGGGGTATAAATTAAGGAACTATACCCCTATAAATATATATTAATATGGCAAACAAGAAAAGAGGTTACTATACCCTAAAAATAGGTGGTAAAATGCGAACCATGCATTTTTCAATGAATTTCTGGTCAAACTTTACTGATCAAATGGATGTATCGCTAGATAAAATAGGTGATGTATTTAACAATGGTATTTCTATTAAAGGAATAAGATCACTTATTTATTCTGGTTTATTAGCACATGATCAAGAACAAAGTAATGAAATTGATTATAATGAATTTAAGGTTGGTATGTGGCTTGAAGATTTTGATGCTGAAAAATTAAATAAAGTTATTGAAGCAATGATGGAATCCAGAATATTAGGCAATGATCTTAATATGGGTGTTGCTAGAAATATTAAGAAAACTACAAAACCCACAAAAGAGGGAAAGTAACTACCCAGCTGACTTGGGATAGTTTACTAGATTTTTATATTGGTCAAGCTGGGATAACACCAGATGTTTTTTGGAAAAATACATGGAAAGAGAATCATCTAATGGGTGAATCACACATGATAAAATCCAACTTACTATGGGAACAAACAAGGTATTTAGCATCAATGCTTTACAATGTTAATTGTAATAAAAAAGCACAAATGATAACACCAGACAAATTGTTTCCATTACCTCAAGATGTTTATTTAGGCAAAGGAAAACCAAAATCAACTAAAGAGGAATTTTTAAAATTTAAAAAGAAAGTAAATAAAAAAAAGCTACCAAAATAGGTGGCTTATTTTTTTTGTATTTTTGATAAAAATTAATTCATGGCAAAGTTAAGATTAGATTTACAATTAACTGGTTTCAAACAAGCATCTGGAAAGTTAAAGCAATTTGGCTCAAAAATGAAGTCAGTCGGTGCAAGTATGCAAAAATTTAGCTTGCCATTAGCTATTGCTGGTGGTGCGGCTATAAAAATGGGTGCTGACTTTGATAAATCAATGACTAAAATAAAATCATTGGTTGGCTTAGCTGGTAAGGATGTTGACAAGATGGGTAAACAAGCCAGAGAAATGGCAAAAAATACTGGTATAAGTAGTCAACAAGCTGGTGATGCTTTATTTTATATAACATCTGCTGGCTTAGAGGGTGCTAATGCAATGAGTGTTTTAAATGCATCTTTAAAAGCTAGTGCATCTGGTTTAGGTGATGTTTCTCAAGTTGCTGACTTAGCAACATCAGCAATGAATGCTTATGGTTCAGATACACTTTCAGCAACAGATGCGACAGATGTTTTAACAGCGGCAGTTAGAGAGGGTAAATTAAATAGTGAAGATCTTGCATCATCAATGGGGCAAGTTTTGCCAGTTGCATCTAATATGGGTGTTAGTTTTAATGAAGTTGGTGCGGCAATGGCGGCAATGTCAAGAACTGGAACTAATGCGGCTCAAGGTGCAACACAATTAAATAGTATTTTATCTGGATTACTAAAACCTACAAAACAAGCTGAGGAAGCTCTATCTGAAATGGGTTTATCTAGCAGTGGTTTAAAACAACAAATAAAAGAGGAGGGTTTACTATCTGTCTTAGAAACTTTAAAAACTGAATTTGATGCTAATGGTGATGCGGCGGCAAGAGTATTCCCAAATATAAGAGCATTAAGAGGGGTATTAGATTTAACTGGTAAAAGTGCCGATACTACAAAAGAGATATTTGCTGAATTAAATGCATCTCAAGGTGCAACAAAAAAAGCATTTGATGAAACTGCAAAAAGTGCATCATTTAGATTAAAAAAAGCTCTTAATGGTGCTAGAGAATCATTTGCAGAAATGGGTGCGGTATTATTGACAGCATTATTACCAGCAATACAAAAAATTACTGGTGTTATTTCAAAACTTTTTAGCTCATTTACAAACTTAGATGCATCAACACAAAATATAATTTTGGGTGTTGGAGCTTTAGTTATTGCATTGCCAACATTATTAAGTTTATTTGGCACATTAGTAACTGTTGTTGGAACTTTGCTTTCACCATTAGGTGCTGTTGCGGCATCGGTGGCTGGTATTGCTTATATAATAGCAACAAACTGGGCAGAGGTTGCACCAGTTTTAGTTGGTTTATACAATAGGTTTGTTGATTTATATAATTCTACAACATTATTAAGAGTTGTTATAGGTGGTTTAAAATCTATTTTTAAAACTGTATTTATAGCGGCACAAATGCAAATTGATAAACTAACAAATGGTTTTTCTACTTTTTGGAAACTAGTTAAAGAATTTTCAGAGGAGGGTATTGATGGCAGTTTTGGTTCTATTATAGAGGAGGGCATGAAAGAAGCTGATAGAATTACATCTGAGGGTGCTGAAAAAATAGGGGATACTTTTGCTAAAGATTATCAAGATGCTTTAGATAGTCAATTAACTCATGCAACTGTTGAAAGTTTAAATACAGCTTTAACAGATGCTGGAACTTTTATAAAAGGCAAATTACAAAGTGTATTGCAAGGCGTTGGAATTGATGCACCTGGTGCTGAAAAAACAAGTACCGATAATAAACCAATGAAATTAGGTGGTATTGGTATTGACATGAGTGGTGTTAAAGATCCAGTACAATTATTAACAGAATCAATGCAAGCTAACAAACCAGCTTTTGATGCTGAACTAAATGCTATGGGTTCAACATTATTAGCGAATGTACTTTTACAACAAGAAAAAATGGAAAAGTTTAAAGAAATTGGATTGCAAATGGGTGATGCTATAAAAGGCACATTTCAACAAATGGGTTCATCAATTGCACAATCTCTTGGAGCTGGTGAAAGTGCTTTAGGTACTTTTGCTGGTGTTTTAATACAAACAGCGATGACAGCATTAGGAGCATCACTAGCTACAACAATGGGGTTTGGTGCTGAGGCGGCTGGTAATACAGCAAAGTCAATGGGTCCTATTGCGGCATTTGTTTTACCAGCATTATTAGCTGGAGCCGCTGTTGCTGTAAAGGGTGCTTTTGGTAAAGTAAAAAAACCTAAACAATTTGCAAAAGGGGGTATTGTTTCAACCCCAACAATGGGAGTTTTTGCAGAATATTCTGGAGCAAGATCTAACCCAGAGGTTGTGGCACCATTAGATAAGTTAAAGAACATGATAGGTGATAGGGAATCATCTCAAGTGCAAGTAAGTGGGCAATTTGCTTTAAAAGGTCAAGATCTAGTTGTTGCATTACAAAGAGCAAATAAAAACAGAAATAGAATTATATAATGGCTTATGGTGTAAAATATAGATTAGAGTTTTCTGATGACTTAGAAAATGGTAAAAAAATTGAGATACTTAAAAAAAATTATACCTCAACAACAGTATTTGATATAGTTGGTGGTGCTGAGCCATGTGTTATAAGTTGGCAAGGTGATGATAATTTTTATTCACCAATCAAAGGTTCTCAATGTACACTTAATTTTTTTGTAACTGATGATACTAATTATGATAATTTTTATGAATATGATGAAAGGGAATACCAAGTTAAAATATCATATAAAGATGCATCAAATAATTATCAGTTATTTTGGATCGGTTGGCTTGTAAATGATCAATTTAAAGAAGCTGTTACAACAAATCCTTTTCCAATTACTTTAAATGCAATTGATGGTTTGGGTACTTTAGATTCATTTGATATGACATTATATCAGGATAGTTATACTGCATTATCAGCTAGACAATGGATAACATCAACACTTGATAATTTAGATTTAGATCTTGATATATATGTAAGTCAAGATATATTTATTAGAAATGCTGGATCTACTATTTACAGTATTTATGATGCAATGAGCATAAATCCATTTACATTACAAAAGGATTTTTTAGGTATTAATAATGCTAAGCATGTTTTAGAACAAATTTTAAAAATTACAAATGCTAGAATATTCCAATCATTTGGAAAATGGTATATAATTAATAATTCTAGTTATTCAGCACAAAGTATAAAGGATGCAAGTGCATCAACAGCTCAAGGTGGCACAATACCTACTAATATTAGAGCATCTGAATCTGCTAGTTTAGTTAATAATGGGACAGAATCAATAAAGTATATTATTTATAATCACAATGGCACATATCAGTCAGCACCAACAACAGATGTTTTAAGACAAATACCGAGTGATTTAAAACCAATTGAGAATAGTT